GTTTTGCAATTTCTAAAACAGCATCTCCCATGCTGTCCATGCTTTCTTTACTTTCATCTATTAATGTTGAAACATTAGACATGCTTTTTTCAAATGCTATCGCCCCCTGTATTGCATCTACCCCCATTTTGATTGCTAATCCTCCAACCGCTACGCCTACCGCCTGAACTGCTCCTGCTGCTAGTGTACCTGCTCCAATAGATTTTTTAGCTTGTTTATCAAAAGCGCGCAAAGTTCCACTCGCGCGATCCTTTGCTTTTATTACTATATTTAATGTTGAATCTTTTATATTAAACGCCATTGTTTTGTTTACTTAACCATTTTTTATAATCGTAGTCTATCCTCATTATTTTTAGAATTGATCTAATATAATTATAGGATGTTTCTAAAATTTGCTTTTCTGTCCATCCAAATTTCTCACTTAATCTATACATGATATATTCGCTTGGTACTTCTTTTTCGTTTGCTCCTCTTACTGCATTAAAAAGATTTATTTCAAAGTTTTTTTTTCAGAAATTGCTTCGTTGACCTTTGCTATTAAAAAAATAGCATCTGTGTTATCTAACTTTTTTATATTATCTACATTTATTTCTAGTTTTCTTCCTTTCTCATTAGTAAAACTCCAACTGTCAATTAATAATATTGCTAATTCTATTTTTTGATCATCTTCGGACTTTATTTTCTTTTCTCTAAAATCTAAAATAGCACCATAAGTAAATCGTTTTTTTATTTTTACTTTTGCCTTACTATAAGGTAGTTCTATTTCTATTGTTTCGATTTTTAATACTGTCATATTTTTAATTAAAATGAGGACTTGCATGGCTCACCCCATGCGATAAGTTTATTGCCTACAAGCCCCCATAATATATATTAAATTTATTTATTAATAATCAGTACCGTCATCATCATTAACGACTTTGACATCCATCCCCTGCGCATCGCTCGGATCATACTGTGCTGAATATTCTTGCTCTAGATAGATTATTTCTCCAGTTCGTAATGGTGCAGGTGAATTTTTAATTTTAAGATTATTTATTGTTATTCTTAATTCGTTTTTATCACTTCCGGAAATAACTTCGCCAAACATTCTAATAACGATAGATCTCTTGCGCATAGATATAAAGCGTTCGTATTCTTTATAATCTTTGAATGTTTTTTTAATTGTCAATTCAATATCGCCTATAGTTCTAACTAAAGCGGCCGGATCTAAATCTCCACTTCTTTTTGTGCCTGCATCATCTTCGAAATTATTAAGTAGATTGAATGTACTGCCCTGCTCTACTCTTGTTTGTGTCGCTGTTAAAGCGGCTAGAGCGGTATCTCCAAACCTAAACTCCGTACCTGACCATTTTAATGGCTCGCCCAATGAATAACTTGGAGTTTGCTTTTTAATGTAACAATAATCTCCTGTCGTATAAGTTCCTGTTATTTCTTCGGTGGTTAGACTTACGCCATCGCTATCAACTGCACTAATTTCTACTTCTTCGTATGTTTCGCTACTGCCACTAGTTGTTTTAACTAATACTAATGTATCGCCAACGACCGCTCCTGTATTGGGACTTGAATCATAATCAGTTGCTAACACAACATTATCATCTCCACTTCCTGATGCTGAACTAATTGGCGCTATACTAAATTGTCCTAGTGCGGACATATTTAAGTTTAATCTTAATGTATTATTTTCAAATACAGGACTTATTTTACTTATTTCTACTCCGTAAAATCTAAATGTTACGCCATCCTTTACTATCTCGATTGTGTAGGATGCTTCGCTAGGCTGATCATTATCAAGTGTATATGGATGAGTATAAACTCCACTACCACTTGTCGATCCTTTTTTTAAAATCATGTTTAATAAATGAGGTAAAGTTTTTGGCTCTCCCATAACAGTGACAACTCCTTGGTGATCACGTTGCCCTTGAAAATTAAAATAGCGAGCAAATCTATTGCCCATGATAGGATTATCCATATCAAGGTTTGGATTAGTCGTCATGCTTTCCTCGTAAAGAGGAATAAACACATCCGGAGTTACCGGAGTGCCTTTTGTGGTTTCTTTACCAATTGCCATATATCCCAAATTTGACAATCGGTCTTTTTTAATAAAATCTGTCATATGTTTTTAAGTTATTGCCTATTGGCTAAGTTAATATTATCTTTTATGGTTAACAAAATGTCCGCCTCTGTGGTTATTATATCACCTCTTTCGCCTGTTGAATAGTCTATTGCTATTTGTTGATCATTAATTAAATCTCCTAATGTGAAGTATTTTCTTAATATCCCTACTATTGAAGTCGCATTATAATTTCCGTCACTATCTCTTCCTGATATTAATTGTGCGATCGTCCTCTCCAATGTTACCTCTTCGGGGTTTTTTCCTACTTCACTTTTTTTATTTAAAATTAATCTAATATTATAAGTATTTGTTATTTCATCCTGTCCAGTAGCTTTTTGTGTTATTTCTTGGCTAGTATTTTCAACGACTAATGCCGGCAAACTTGAAACATTAATTACAATAGGATCACCGTAAAAATATTTTTTAATACGTTTATCTCCGTATTGTTTTAATCGTCTTAAAATTTCGTCTGCAATTAAATTCATCTTTTTTTATTTGCTTTATTAATTAATTCTGTTTGAAATAATTTAACTATTTTTTGCTTCCTTTTTTCGTCTAACTTCATCATTATTCTTCTAGGGAGTTTTTTTCTGGGTAGATTACTTTGATGGTATTTAAAATATGGCGCTGTATTAGTTATTAAAACGAAATCTTTACCGAATTTTCTAATAAAACTATTTTTCATTCTTCCGGATCTAACTAATTTATGATAATATTTACCATCTTTCCACTTCTCCCCGATTACTTTACCCTGTGTTTGAAATACTTCCGTTGAGAAAAATCTTTTTAATTCGTTACCAGTTTTATTAAATGTCTTGCTCCAATCCTTGATGCTATTTTCGAGTCCTTTTATTCTTCTGCTTAATTGGATTTCTCCTTCAATTTGAAATTCTAACTGCATAAATTTACCAGCTTTTGCCAATTCTAAATAAATAATTATCATCATCGTCATGATTTTCGTCAGGGATTGAATCAAAACTATTATTAGGGTATCCCTCGATGCTTTGTGTATCTAATTGACTAAGTGGATTACTATCGCTTCCTAAGAGCATTAATTTACCATTTCTAATATCTTTTAACATGCTTCTAGCTTCTTTCACTTTTTCTATTCCGTCTTTACTAGTTCCTGATCCTCTCTCGTCAGGATATTCTTGCCACAATATCCACCCTGCGGCCAATAGCATAGTTATTTGCCTAATCATTTCTTGAGCTGAACTATTTTCCCAATGTGCATTATCAGTTACCGGCACGCTATATCTTGCTATCAAACTTGCGGTCACTTCTCCCTCGGCTCTTTGCCTATGTCTGAATATTCTTTGGTCAGTTATATCAAAGTTATCAACAAATCCAGCCTCTTCCCTAATATCGCTTAAATTTGCGAAATGAGTGCCTCCGCCTCCATATGTGGCTATTGCATCATCTATACTCGTTTCTATTGCTGTAGTGCTATTGTAGTAAGTAGATTTATACAATGCGGTAGAAGTTCCAGTTGCATCTTGATACAAAGTACCGTCTGGCCTATCAACTTCAATGTCTACAGTCGCTATCAATGTATAAGAACTTTCGGATGCTAATTTTCTATATATTCTTCTTTGATTATAATAAAATTGTGTTATATCTTCGTACTGCTTATGAGCGAACTTTGTGGCCGCATCAAGTGTTAATGTTTTCTGATCATCTGCCACCTCACTAATCTTTTTTAATTCTGCTAATTCTGCGCCCTCTCTATTTATGCAGATATAATCTGCTACCTCAATACCAACTGTATTTTCAATAACAAGAGTAACGCTCCCAGTCGTTTGAGAAGTTTGTACGCTAGATTTTTGACCTCGATTATTATCCTCGTTTGGTATTATTAAAACTACTGACATATTATTGTGGATTAGATCTTAGTATTATTTTTTTAATGTTTGTCGCTACTAAAATCTTATCTCTTTTACTATTTAAAACTACAGTTTTTTTATATAATCTTTTTATAATTAATTTTTGCAAATTATCAGCTATCC